TAGGGTCTTCCGCCTTCACAACTACAGGTGCGGTAAACTTTGGTTCTCTGAATGACGGTACTATTGGAATTACAGCGTTTGTCGATGAAGATAATATGTCATCTAATAGTGCTACTCTTGTACCTACACAACAAAGTGTTAAGGCTTATGTGGATAGCGTTTCCGCAACAGCTAATAACGTATCTGGACTTACATCTACAGGTGCAGAGCTTAACATACTAGACGGTGCTACAGTTACTACAGCAGAGCTTAACATTCTTGACGGTAGTGAAACTACACAGGCTACAGTTACCCTTGCAGGCACAGACGGTGTTGTAATTAGTGATGCTGATGTGATGAAGCAAGCACTTGTATCTGACTTTGATACATATATGGCAACTACAACTAAAACTCTTACTAATAAGACCTTAACAAGTGCGATACTTAATGGCACAACTCTTGTTGGTGGTGACTTTATTACAGCCTCTAATGCTGATCTTGACTTAGCTCCACATGGGACAGGTACAGTTGTTGTAAGAGGCAATAGTAACTCAGGTGCAATAGTATTTAACTGTGAAAGCAATAGTCACGGACAGAAGGTCTTTGGACAGCCACACTCTGCAGGTGTTACAAATACCTTAATGCTACCAGCAGGTGCTAACTCAACGTTAGTATCTCTTGTATCTACAGATACACTTACTAATAAAACTTTAACGTCCCCTAAAATTAATGAGGATGTAGCAGTAACATCTACAGCTACAGAGTTAAACATACTTGATGGTGTAACATCCACTACAGCAGAGTTAAACATTTTAGATGGAGTCACTTCTACTGCAGCAGAACTTAACATACTAGACGGTGTAACAAGTACCGCTGCAGAACTAAACATTCTTGATGGTGTTACATCTACCGCAGCAGAGTTAAACCTTGTAGATGGAGCAACTGCAGGCACTATCGTAAATAGTAAAGCTGTTGTGTATAGTTCTGGTGGTCAAGTTAATGCTACTACACTTGCTATAGCTGGTACTGCTATTACGTCTACAGCAGCTGAGTTAAATATACTAGACGGTGTTACTTCCACTGCAGCTGAGCTTAACATTCTTGACGGTGTTACTTCTACTGCTGCTGAACTTAATATACTTGATGGTGTAACCTCCACCGCTGCAGAGCTTAACGCACTAGACGGCATTACTGCAGTAGTTGGTGAGCTTAATGCATTAGACATTGGTAGCACAGCAGTGGGTACAGCAGTTGCTTCTAAGGCTGTAATACTGGACTCCAACAAAGACTATGCAGGAATGCGTAACGTTACTACAACAGGACTATTTAAACCTGTCACGTACCAAGAGACATACGTAGCTAAATCTGCTGCATCTACCGTTACCTGTGACTTAGCAACAGCTAATCATTTCTCTGTGACATTAGGAGCTAATACTACATTCGCATTTAGTAACCCACCCGCTAGTGGTACTTCGTTCTCGTTCATACTTATGGTTACTCAGTACAGCAGTGCAGTAACACTAACATGGCCTAGCAGTGTTGATTGGGCAGGTGGTTCAGCCCCTGATGCTGCAGGTAATAATGAAGTTCAGGCATATGGTTTTATAACCAGAGATAACGGAACGACTTACTATGGTTTCCTTGGAGGAACAGCGATTGGGTAATGCATTTGAAAAGGTATTTATAGGTTCTGGTGTAAGCACAGGTCCAGAAGGTGTATGGGATTTGTCTTATGCGTATCATAATGACCCATTTGTAGGGTCTGTTTTAGCCCCCGCCAGACGTTTGGGGGGTATCTCCGTCAACTCTCAAGAAGCCGCCCCTACGGGGGTTAGTTTTAAACTTGATGGTACTAAAATGTACGTTATTGGGATAAGTGGGGATGACGTAAACGAGTATAATTTAAGTACAGCTTGGCTTATTACTAGTGCTTCATACTCACAGAAATTCAGTATTTCCTCGCAAGAGACAGCCCCTCAAGACGTAACCTTCAAGACTGATGGCACTAAGATGTATGTTCTTGGGTACACGGGGAAGGACGTAAATGAGTATAGTTTAAGCACAGCTTGGGATGTTTCGACTTCTTCATATACACGGAACTTTAGTGTTTCGTCACAAGGGTCTTACCCCTACGGGATTTTCTTTAAGCCTGATGGTACTAAGATGTATGTGATAGATTTAATCACTGGGAAACTTAGCGAATACACGCTTAGTACAGGTTGGGATATATCAACTGCTTCATTAGCACAGCAATTCTCTTATCAAGGACATTCAACACAGCTTAACCAAGGCACTGCTGTGGCTTTTAGCCAAGATGGAATATTTATGTATATCTTGTGCAGATCAACATATCAAAGCGGTGTCAAAGGTGTTTACAGGTTTAGATTAAGTACGGCTTGGGATATTTCTACCGCTTACCTTATTGAGGTGGGGCCAACTATAAGTAATACTAATCCACTTGGGATGTTTGTAAACCCTGACCTGTCAGGCTACTATACTGTTGGTGATAGCACAGACATAGTTAGCCACTACCTAATGAGCGGCTTCTCTGTTGCTACTCAAGAAGTCCAACCCAACGGTATCTTCTTCAAGCCTGAAGGGGATAAAATGTATATTACTGGAGCGAATGGTGACGATGTAAACGAGTACAGCCTTGGACAGATAGCGCCTTTCAGTGTTTCTCCTCAAGATAATCAACCTCACGGGGTAGTCTTTAAGCCTGATGGTACTAAGATGTACGTTATTGGAAACCAAAACGATACCGTCTATGAGTACGATCTAAGTACAGCTTGGGTTGTTTCCACTGCTGTTTTTGTTCAGGGCTTTAGCGTTGCGGGTAAAGACAATACTATGCTTGACGTTTTCCTCAAACCAGACGGCACGAAGATGTATGTTCTTGGGGACACTAGCGACTCTGTATACGAGTACAACCTAAGTACAGCTTGGAATATTTCCACTGCTTCTTATGTTCAAAGTTTCAGTGTTAATTCTCAAAATGTCTATAATAGAAGTGTGTTCTTCAAGCCAGACGGTACAAAGATGTTTGTTGTTGGTCAAGCATCCCCAGCGGAGGTAAACGAATACGATTTAAGTACAGCTTGGAATATATCAACTGCATCTTTCAATCAACTCTATAACATATCAGGGCTAGGTACTTCCCCAGAGGGCCTCTTCTTCAAACCTGATGGCACGAAGATGTATGTAGCTGAAAATGTTGGTAACGACATAAATGAATTTAATTTAAGTACAGCTTGGGATGTATCTACTTCATCTTTCAATCAACTCTTTAGTGTTGCTGGTCAGGAAACAAGCCCGTCTGGAGTTGCATTTGATCCTGATGGAACGAGGATGTATGTTGTCGGGTTTATCGGAGATGACATAAACCAATATGATTTAAGTACTGCTTGGGACATTTCTACGGCAGCCGTAGCCGTAAACTCAGAACAGTACTTTGATACATCCACTGCTGTTTTTGTTCAGAACTTCAGTATCTCCTCTCAAGATACTAATCCTCGAGAGATTTTCTTTAAACCTGATGGTACAAAGATGTACATTCTTGGGGGTACTGGTCAAGATGTAAACGAGTATAACCTAAGTACGGCTTGGGATGTTTCGACTTCTTCATACTCACAGAACTTCAGTATTTCCTCGCAAACAGGCCAACCCCACGGTCTCTTCTTCAGGGCTGACGGCGCTAAGATGTTTATGTGTGGGCTTCATAGAGCCGTTAGTGAGTATAATTTAAGTACTGCTTGGGATGTAACAAGTGCTTCGCATTCTCAAGACTTCAGTGTTTCTTCTCAAGATACTAATCCGCAAGACCTTTTCTTTAAGACTGACGGTACTAAAATGTACATTCTTGGGGGTGTTGGTGACGATGTAAACGAATACGATTTAAGTACTGCTTGGGATGTAACAAGTGCTTCTTTCAGTCGGCTTTTCAGTGCTGCCCGCCAAACGACTGTTCCAACAAGTATCTTCTTTAAGGCTGACGGCGATGGGATGTTTATTTTAACAGGCGGCTTTGATGTGGTTCACACCTATACCATCGGACCTCAAGAATAACTCAACCGAACAAACAGGAGACTTACAATGTTCGTTAAAATCACAAGCGGTTCAATAGAACAGTATCCATATACAGTGGGTGATCTACGCCGTGACAATCCAAACACTAGCTTCCCGAAGAAAATTCGTGAGGCCACGATGGCTGACTACGGGATGCACCCTGTCGGCTATCAAGCTGCACCTGACTACGATCCACTGACCCACCGACTACAGCACAGCAATGTCCCTGAGTTAGTTGACGGCGAGTGGGTTCTTACCAAGACTGTCGTTGCTCTCACAGAAGATCAGATTGCAGATGCTACTGCCTCTAAAGCCAAAGGGGTTCGCAAGGATCGTGACGCAAAACTGACTGAAACGGATTGGACAGGTATGTCCGATGTAACAATGGCTTCCGCTATGACTACTTACCGTCAAGCTCTTCGTGATATTACTGACCATTCAGACTTTCCCAATCTTGAGGAATCTGATTGGCCTAC